CGCGACATCAGCCCCGTGCGCGGGTCAATGACTTCAACGCGGGACGCGGGGATGCGGGTGATGTTAAGCGGATTAGCCATTGGTTCCGCTCAACATCAGTTCGGCGTCGATGATGACCAGCTTGACCGGATCGGTGCCGGACAATTCGTAGACGCGGTCGCGCAGTTTCATCGTCATGCCGAGACGCCGCCAGATGGCGCGCTGGCCGTAGCCGCCGATGCGACCGATAGACACCCAATGCTCGTTCGACCATGTGTGGCCGCCGTCGTCAGACCAGCGCAGCATAACCTGCGGGTCGGCGCCCTGCACCGTCAACGGCGTGACCTCAAGATACTCGCCGGTTTCGGTGACGAGGAAGTCGTCGCTTTCGGTCAGTAGCAAGCCAAAGAAAAGATCGAACGGGTCGCGGCCCGACAGGCCCACGCCCGCCTCAAACATGACCTGAAGGCTGTGTTGCGCCGTGCGGCGCAGGTTGTTTGCGCCGGTCGGCAGCGCCCGCCACGACCGCAGCCACTTTTGCGGCGTACCGTTGTCGGCGTAGGTGTCGAGGTCGAACGCGTAGATGTTGCCATTCTGGAAGTCGCCAATGACGATGTCGTTGCGGACGCTGCACTGGCAATTGCCGCGGTGCCGCGTGAACTCACCGGCGTCGAAGTAGGCGCGCTCGTGCCACGCGCCGGTCGCCGCGTCGAACACCCAAGTCGTGCCGCCGGTGGGGAAGTTCAGCACGTAGAAGGCGTGGCCGTCCTGCTGGTAGGTGTAGGCTACCGCGTCCGACATGTCAGCGTATTGCTGGATTTGCCACTCGACGGCGTGCGTCGAGATGCGCTGACCGGTGTAGCCGCCCGCACGGTAGACGATACCCTGACCGCGGGCATCGCGGCCCAGCCAGAACACGCTGTTGTCCATCTTGGCGATGGAGTAGGGCGCGACGCAGCCGATCTCGTTGTACGCGCCTTGGATGCGCGCCAGCGGGAAGTCGGGTGCGCCGGCGTTGTACCATACTTCGGTGCTGTTGGTGCCGAACACCCAGACCTCGCGGTGATCGACGATGGTGCCGACCACGCCGTCAGGCGCGCCTTCCGCGCTGGCGAAGTCAAGCGGGTCGATCTGGGTGCCGTCCAGCAGCGACGTGACCCAGATGCGCTGGCTGTTCGGTTCGTTGAAGACGAAGTAGCCGTCGAGATAGCCGACCGTCACCGCGCCGGGGAAGTCAGGGTCCATCACCTGCGCAAAAGCCGCGGTGCTTTGGGTATAGATGTAGGCTTCGGGGTTGGTGACGAAGATGACCTGATCGCCGTTGTCGGCGATGGACACGGGCGTAATCCCAGCCGCGACGTTGCCGACCAAGGTCGGCGTTGCGGTCGAGGACGACAGCAGGTAGACCGCGTTGCCGGACACGACGTAAAAGCCGGTGGCCGAACCGGGCTGGGGCCATAGCCCGCGGATAGGCCCAGCGCCCACGGTCTGCTGGAGCCGCAGCCCCGGCGCGCGGTTGAGGAACGCCGGCATCTGGCCGCCTTCCGGCACAACCTCGGGAAAGAGGTTGACCATGCGCGCGTCCGCGACGTTGACGCTGCGGGCAACATAGCTGGAGCCGAGGATGGGCGTCTTCATGCAATCAGCCAGTTTGTGCCGTTACTGAACACCTTGACGAAGTCGGCGCCGCCGCCGGCGACAATGGCCAATCGCGTGGTGGCGTTGGCGTCACTGACGTAGTATTCGCGCCCGCGGTTGCCGGCACCCGCGGCGGGAAGCGCGGCAACAGTCGTGACAGGAAGCTGCGGCGGCTGGGTGAACTGCACGCGGTTCGTAGCAAAAGTAATGGCGGTGCTGCCGCCAAGAACGACGATCATGTCGTTTGCGGAACGGCTGTAGCCGATATAATCGTTCGCGTCGAATTGCAGCACAGGGTCGCCGCTTGCCACGCGCATCAGGTACGTCGCGTCGATCTCAAAGCGGGGGGCGGTCAGGATGACGTTGTCGGCGTTGAGATAGTCGGCGGTCGTGTTGCCCGTCAGAACAAGGTTCGCCGCCAGCACGCGCACGTTGTTCTCGATGCCGTAGGTCGCGTTGCCGCTGATCTTTCCGCCCGCAAACTGGATGCGGTTAGCGGCAAGGCCAGACGCGACATAGACGCCGCTGGCCGCGACCGAGCCGTGGCAGTAAAACTGCGGGCCGAAGTAGTAGCTTTCGCCCGCAAGGATTTCCACGCCGTAAGACTGCGGGAAGTCGATCTCCAAGTTGGTGAAGAAGCCGAACTCGGGCGCAGTCGCGCCGGCCGTGTTGCTGATGCGGACACCTTTGTTCGGGCGCACGATGATGGTGCCGAACGTCTGGAGCGTGTGGCAGTTGCCGTCCCAGTCGATGCCGGTACCCGTGTCGGGGAACGACATGACCACGCCGATCAGGCGCAGCACGTCCGAGCGGTTGGCCGCGTCGCCGAGCCAGCGGATGCCGTAAGTGCCGCGGATGTTGTTGGCCCAAACGTTGTTGATCTCAACCACGTTCGCCTTCTGCACAAAGGCGAAGTTGAACGGATTGAACACCAGCACGTTCTCGAAGGTGGTGCGCTCGGCGTTTACGACGCTGAGGATGTCGCCGCCCGTCATAGCCGCCGCTTCGATGCGCCCGTTGCAGATCATGACGCCCTGCAAGCCGGTGACGTTGAACACGTCAAAATTGCCGGTGCAGGTCAGCAGCGCACCGTTGAGGTCGATAACCTGTCCTGCTGCCGTCGGCGTGAGCGGGGCTGTAATGCTGTAGCTGGCCGCAGTGCAGAGCACGGACTTGCCGGTCGCCAGCGCGGCGTTGAACTTGGCTGTGTCGGTGCCGGTAAAATTTTCGGGTGAGACGTAGCCGCGCACATCGCTGACGGACGCGCGCTTGGTGACGCCGCTCTGCACGACCGGCGTGACGACCGTGCTGTCCAGCGGCGAGGTCGCAAGCGGCAGTTGAGAGATTTTGACGTTAGCCATTACGGTTGACTTTCAACGTGTAGGGGTTTAACGTTTACGGCATGGAGATTTGGAAACCAGTCCGCAATTACGAAGGTCTTTACGAGATCAGCAATCTTGCGCGTGTCAGGCGCGTAGCGAGAGGAAAGCTGTTTAGCGCCGAACAAATTGACGCGGCTAAAGATATGTTTGCCAAAGGCGCCGCGCTGGGCGCCGTAGCTGCTTTTCTCAACACCAGCATTACCACGGCGTTCAACATTAAGCACGGCAAAACGTGGGCTGGCGACAGCGGCGCCCGTCCGGTCAAGACGCACGTTGCGCGCGACCACTACATCCGGTTTAGTCCGTGCAAAGACGGAAAATACACTAAGGTCGCCGTCCACCGCGCGATGTGGGAGGCGTTTATGGGCCCCATTCCAGAGGGAATGGAAATTAACCACAAAAACCTTGACCGCGGGGACAACCGGCTGGAAAATCTTGAGTTGCTTTCGCACCGTGAAAACATCCAGCACGCCATTGACGCATACAAAGCCAAAGGGCTTTTGCGAGCGGTCAAAGGAACCAAAGGGTTTATCGGCGGTAAGCATAGCAAATACAGTCAATAATTAGAAGTGAAGATGTTGAACCGCTGACGGGTAGCCACAATGCTGTAGGGCATGGACATGATGTCGTCAGGGTTGTTGATGCGCTTCAGGTTGCGCTTGCTCGTCATGGCGATGCGCATGACCTGCGGCGACGGCTCGACGCCAAACTCGGGCGCCATTTCGCAGGCGAGGTTGTAGCGGAACGCGCGCAGATAGCCCGGCGGGAAACTGAGTTCCGTCGCCAGCACCGCAGGCTTGGTCAGTTCCTCGACGGAAACGAAGTGCCATTCCAGATCGCGCGTCGGGCGCGGGTAGACGAACATCTCTACGTCGGGATACGTGTTGTTGACGAAGATCACCTGCGGGTACGTGGACGTGACGGTCTTGACCGCGATGCCGTTGTACTGCTGCTGGTTGATGAACTTGATGCCGTAGCTGACGCCGGTGCCGGGGTCTTTGAAATAGGTGCTGTCGTCCAGCAGAACAGGGCGATTGCCGACGAAGTCGCCGGTCGGGCCAAGCGTGCGGGAAAGCTGGCCTGCGGGCCAAGTGAACACTTGATCCTGCGTGGCGTAGACCGCCAGCCGTTCCGTGTTCCAACTGTCGATCATTTGGTTCATGGCCGCCAGCGCGTCCTGCGCCGTCTCGGCCGACGGCGTTTCGCCTTCAGCCAGAACGCCGAGGAGCCGAAGCGAACCGTTGATGATCTCGCCCGCGCTGGTCATGCGTTATTCTTCCTGCGCGGCGCGGGGGCGACCGCGGCGACGCTTAGGCTCTGCCATTTCGTTGACCGGCTCTTCGTCGTCCTCGTCAACGTCGGCCACCAGTGCGGCAGTCGGATCGTAGCGTTCCCAGCCATACATTTCGTCCTGCATGGCTTCGTGTTCGCTGATAGCGACCTTAGCGCCATGAACGGGGTGGGTCATGTAAATTACGGACATAGGGTGCCTCATGAAATGGACGGCCCGAAGGCCGCCCAGAGTTTTCAGGTGATCGCCATGAACTGCCACTCGGTGCCGTCCGAGTAGAACAGCTTGCCGACGCCGGTAGCGTTCGTCGTAATGCCGAGCGAACCGTTGGGGGCCGAAGTGGTGGTGGTGCCGGCGGTGATGGCCGTGCTCAGGATGTAGACACCCGCGCTGGCGTTGCCGGCGACAGCGCCACTAGCAGCGGTCGAAACAATCGAACCACCCGTAACAGCACCTGTAACGGTTACGGACGATGCCGTAGCGGCACCAGTGACGCTGACACTTTCAAACTCAGGGTCAGCGTAAGCAACGCCGACAGCTTTGGTATTGGGCATAGTAACCTCCGAGAGAAGTGGCCCCCGCCGTTAAGCGGGGGCCGACAAA